ATGATCCATCAATTATTGATCTAGATTATGTTGGATTTGTTTGGCATTTAATACTTGAAAGCGACTTAGATAAAAACAAGATAGATAAATTTATTATACTAGAAAGAAAGAACAAGCTTGAGCAATTTGTTTCATTGCTTATAGCCACTAAAACAAAGAGCTTTGCGTACACAAAAACAACGGAAAAAATTAAGGTTGATCCTGAGCATCTTGGTTACTTTATTGACAAACAAAACAATCTTTACTTAGAGTTTAGAAACTCATTAAAAGATTATAAAAATATATATTACGAAGATCTTTGTAGTAATTTTAGACAGACTATAAAGGATATTCATAACTATCTTGGGGTACGACAAGATAATCAAGAATGGGGTGAGTTTTGGTTTAGAACTAATGGTAGACATTTTGGACGCACCCCCTTTATAAAGCAAGAAACAAGACCCATGAAGGAAGTAATAATAAATTACGAGGACGTAAAGCAATATGATGGATTTTACAAGATATGAGTTTACACTAAATTGCGATCACCCAAACTGGATAACAGATAAAAGACATGTAGAAATTATATACGAATTTTTAATGCGTTCAGATATGAAGAGAATAGCTGAGATAGGCTCGTATACGGGTTTTTCTACAGCTGCTTTTATAGAGGCGCTTAACAATGGTAAGGATTTCAAATTACACTTGTCAGAGCCTCGACCAACAAAACAATTAGAAGCTGTGATCTCAATGTGTAAGAAACCTGACAATGTGATTCTTCATACCCAACACGGAGAAAAATTTTTAGAGGACTGGCAAGATTTTGATTTAGTGTTTGTTGATGCGGACCATTCAATGGTAGGAGCTGGATCTGATCTATTAAGAATACTTGCTAATGATATCCCAAATGTAATGGCTCATGATACAAACCTTAGTGAGTGGCAAAACCATTATGACGGAAGGGGTGCTGAACTTTTAGGAAGGGTTTTAAAAATACATCCAGACTATAAAGTCATAGAAGATAAAGAGGAAAGAAAAGACGAGTTTACTCAAAGAGGGTTTCTTTTTGCGTCTAAAGATGATGAGACCTACAACATAGCAAAAAGTGTTTTTGAAGAGCTATGTTGATATATCTTACCGACCTTAAACAGATGCCAAACTGGAATAAAGAAGAAACTACCTTAGAGACAATTTTTCATTACGAGGTTGCAAAAGGTTACAGTGACATACATAGCTTAAGGTTGTTTGGTCTTTACAAAGATGAGTCTAGGGACATAAGACATAATGTATACCACCCAATGGATTATGTTTCACATGATGTCAGGATAATTGTAGGAGAATTTGACTGCTTAAAAAAAGACAAGCCAGATAATACACACGTAGTAAAAGAGATAGATAGGTCTGGGAATACATCTATATTAAAAGTTGACTTTCCAATTTTAAAAAATAGACATAAAGGGCATAATCAGGACGAATATATAAATGAAGTTTTTGAAAAACTAAAAAAAGACGAAAGAGTATTGTTTTGTTATGTAAGTCCTAGTGGAAAGGGGATAAGATTTGGATTCAAAGTAAATCATAGAATACACAATGATTTGGAATATGTTTCAAATTATTATTTCTATGGCAAGGAGTTTTTAAAATATGATACGAGAGGTCGCTTGGGGCTTGACTTTAATGACAGCAGGACTGGCAGTTTTTATGAGCTTGCTAATGTTACTAGCGTCTATTGGTTCTTACCTGTTACAGATAATTGGCACGTAAAAGAGTCTATAGAACTAAAGAAGATATAATGGATTACGAATTTACAGAAGATTGGTTTTCTGAAAACAACCCAGAAAAAGTAGTTCGTCAATTTGACGAATTCTTATCTAAGTTTAAGGATAAGCCTTCGACATTTCTTGAGATTGGATCTTTTGAAGGAATGTCAACCATATGGATGCTAGAGAATATACTAACAAATAAAGAGTCAAGACTTTTTTGCATTGACGCTTGGGCTGAGTGGACTGGAGATGCCTTTGTAAGATTTGTAGAAAATATAAACAAGAGTGGTTTCAAAAACAAAGTAGATATAATTAAAGGCGATTCCTCAACTTACTTATCAATATTTCCAGACGAGTACTTTGACTTTATATACATAGATGGCAATCATGACGAGAAGGCAGTTATAAAGGATGCAATCCTATCTTTTAGGATACTTAAGAAAGGAGGAATTATCGCTTTTGATGATTATTTATTGGGAATAAGATATCCTGATAGTCCGGGATCAAAAGCCATGAACGGGATTACAAAAAAAGCAATTGATTATTTTGTTGGTGTATTTGAAGATGAAATAGAAGTAATATACAAAGACTATCAATTATGGATTAAAAAAATATGAAGATAGCTATAGCTCAACTGTACACTAGAGAGCTTGATGAATGGGCTTATATTGCTGTAGAAAATAAAAAAAGATATGCAAGACTAAACAATTATGATCTTGTTTCAAAACGGGGTCTTTACAAGACAGAACTTAAACGGCATCCAAGCTGGCACAGTATACTTTTAATATTGGAAATACTACAAACAAGCAATGTAGATTGGGTTTTTTGGTCTGATGTAGACGCATTAATAATGGACCAAACTATTAAGCTAGAAAGCTTTATAAGGCCAGATTGCGACATTATTATCCCATCACAAGGACAGGGAGAATACTGCGGAATAAAAACTAACAACTGCTTATGCTGTGGTCATTATTTTATTAAGAACACGCAGTGGTCAAAAGATTTTTTGAGACATCTGTGGGATTGGCCAAAAGGCGAGTATGACAAATATAGAAATAATGGGTATTGGGAACAATGTGGTATGAATTACATGCTCAACGAAAATGAAATGGATTTTGATAAGCATGTATATATAGAAAAACAAAACAGAGCTTTCAATTCTTTTTACTTTATGGATGGCTATGAGCATGAAAGTATGGAGTTTAAAGAATGGGGAGAAAGCTTTTTTAGGACTAAGGAATCAAAAAAACAACTCGAAGAAAATTTAGGATCAGCGTACAACGAAGGTGATTTTATCATACATTTTGCCGGAAAGCATTGCGCGCCATATAGAAAATCTCTCATGGAAAAATATTCAGAAAAAGTCAAATGGAACTAATAGTAAAAATTAAATCCGATGGGGCTAATCCTCGTTATCAAGATGGCGATGTAGTATCGACCATGTCTTTTGACCGTATTCACTTAGCTCATGCGGAAATGATATGTCATCCTAATAACTTTGGTTTTAACACTAATGGAACTAGAGACTTAAATACTTTGTTAGAAAAGTTTCAACAAGCCACTCATACTTACAAGTTTGAAAGGCTTAATAGAAATGATGTTAAAAGAACCAACCTGTTAACTGGTGAAGAAGATATTCTTAACACCATTCCAAACGCAAATGACGAAGCCATTAATGTGTATCAATATCTAATGAGAAGGTTAAAAAGCCCTAGACATAAAATATTTGGACCTGCTGGTCATGAAGTTTGGTATGGAAAAATGAGAAGAGATAAAGAAAACTTTCTTCCGGCGGTTTGGAATCATATAGAAACCGAAACGGATAATTTGAAAGAGGATCATAATAATTGGCCTTTTACCGATTTAGAGAAAAGACATTTTATCTGCATTAATACTTCAGGAAGACAATATGATGGCGATTCGTTTACTAGAGTTGAGCTTTCTGGAGGTACAGTTGTTACCAGAGCTTTACCTGCCGCAGAAGACATCCCGGAAGATCCTCCAGAAGATTATAATCCTATTATTTTAGCTAAAAGAAGATGGTTTGTTCCATATTGGGATTTAACCACTGAGCTTGGAAGCTCTGTAGACGATTTAAGAAACCCAGACCATATGTGTGATTGTAGAAAGCCAATGGACGAAAGAGAGCATATTGATATTTTGACTTATGACAAAATTACAGAAGGGTTATTGTAATGCCAGACACCATAACAAAAACTATAGGAACAAGCTCCAGAGACTACTCTACTATTAATGCATGGGAAGCAGATTTAAACAGTGCCTCTATATATTCAAACGGAGATACTGCTATTGGTGAAATATATGCTGATTCTACATTTACGGATGTTGCCAACCTTATAGAAAATGGAAGCGCTATAGGCGGTAGTGCCTCACATGACCTTGCATTAATTAAACTCACTGTTCATGCCGACAGTAGGCATGATGGAACAGCAGGAAGTGGCGCCGTACTAAAACCCACAGATAACGGTACTCATGATTATGGGGTCATTAGGATCAATGTAGACAATGTTATTGTTGAATGGCTAGAAATAGACATGGATAACGACAACGACATTACGACCGCAGATAACAGACCCATGAACAAAGGTGTAGTTCTTACAGGCACTAACGATGACTGTATCATTAGAAACATGTTAATTCATGGTAAATATGGAAATCCTTCTGCTGCTGGAGGTGATGATAATGGTCCATTTATGATTCATGTAATAGGAGCCGGAGCTAGTACTGACACGATAACTATACAAAATAATATGGTGTATAACGCAATAGAAACAAATAATGACCACTCCTCTGCTATAAACACAAATGTTTGGGGCGGAATTTGCAGAATTTATAATAATACTGTGTACAATATTCAATCTGCTGGTAGTAAATTTGCAATAGGTATAAGATTCGGCAATCCAGCAAGCTCTAACACAACTGTAAAAAACAATATAGTGGCAAAGTTAACCTCTACACATTCATCTGGAGAAAGAGCTTATGAGCATGGAGCAAGTAACGGGGGAAGTGGTACTGTTACTGAAGCATATAACTTGTCAGATGATACCTGTCATTCTTCATACGTAGCCGCAGGCACAGGCTCACTTACGGGAAAAACATTAGCTCAGATAGGTTTTGTTTCTACGGTTACTGATTCTGAGGATTTACATATAAGCTCAGATTCACACTGTGTAGATGCTGGGGAAGATCTAGGAACTACCAACGGTGTAGAAATAGACATCAACGGAAGAAACAGAGATTCAAGTGGCGATACTTGGGACATCGGCGCTCATGAGTTTGTTGCAGATACTACCGCTGGTGCTGCATTTATTGCGTTTGTACACTGATAATTGAAAAATTAGTGTATATCTATATGTAGGACTTATTTTAGGTTAAATAATATGTTGTAGTAAGGTAGCGTTATGCTTGGTTTTCATTCTATAAGTGAAGCCCCTATATCTGCTCTAGTGGCTGTAGAGTCACAAGAACAAACAGGTCAAGTAAATCTAAACGCTCAATCTACAATTTCCGCCACTCCAACACTGGAAATACCAGTTAGCTCTGCTATAACTGCCTCAGCCAGTTTGTCTTCTGCCCTTAGTGCGGAATTCTCTGATAGCGTAACCTTAAATGGATTACTAGAATCTACGTTAACAATACAGCTTGAGCTTGGTGCTTCAGCATTACAGACTGAAGCGGCTACTTTCTCAGCAGATGGTTTTGTAGAAATAGCAGCAAAGTCAGATAACTCTGTTTCTGCTACTTTAACATCTAACGGAACTAGGACAATAAGTTCGGCTTCAACGATAGAAGCCGCTGGAACGATATCCTCTAATGCTATTGTAGAAAAGCTTGGTCAAACAGATTACCAAGCCTCTGGTGAATTCTCTTCAGACGCTTTTCTAGAACTAAAAGTAGACACTTCCTTAACCGCGACTTTAGCATCTTCTTCAGACGCTATTGTAAACATAGCTGGGAAGTCAGAGTTAGATTCTGCTCTAACAACTTCAGCAGGCGGCACTGTTGAAAAATTTGGAGCTACATCTCTTTCAGGAGTCCTTACTTCTGCTCTTACTCCTCTTGTTGAGATAGCTGGAAAGTCAGCTACAACTTCCACAGGAGCATTTGATTCAGATGCCATTGTTAATGTAGCGGGTTCATCTTCCCTTTCAGTTTCTGCTAGCTTAGACCCTCAACAAACCTTAGAAATAGGTGGAGCTTCTGCAAAAGCTGTTTCTGGCACATTAGCATCTGACGGTATTGTAGAGAAGTTGGGCTATGCTAGTCTTAACAGTGCAGGACCATTTGATAGTGGATTTACTTTAGGTTTTGATAGAGGAAATTCTTTAAGCGCTCTCGGAACCATAGAGAAGATGCATTTTGTTGCAGACTTCAATATGACTGCATTTGCAGCACTTCCTTCTGCTAGAGCAACATTAGAAGCTAAGACTAAGTTTGAAATACCTCACTTAGCACTGTTTCAAGTTGAGGCAACTTTAACTGGAAATAGTGTATTATTAAGTAGAGGCTCTGCGTCAATGGCCGGAAACTCTACATTCCAAGGAAGACTACTCTCAAAATTTGAGAATCCAGATGTAGTTAATTTTATACTATATCTTAATAGAACACAAAATATTACATCATATATAGACAAAAACATAAGTATTGATTCATATTTAGACAAGCAACAAGTCTTAAATCTATATATCGACAAGCAGTCAAGTTCAGATAGATATATAGATAAGCAAGTTGGTAGAGAGCTTATAAGAGAAAGATAAATATGCCAGCTAACGAAATACACCAAAACGATGTAGGAACCATATTTAAAGTCACTGTAAAAGACGGTGACAGTGCTGTTGATATATCCAGCGCAACTAGCGGTTCTTCAAAAATAATAATTTTTAAAAAGCCGTCTGGAACAAAGGAAGAGAAAAACGCTTCATTTAACACCGATGGCACTGACGGTATTATGAATTACACAATTCAAACTGACGACCTCGACGAGATTGGAACCTACCAAATACAAGGTAAAGTTGTAATTTCTGACGGAACATTTTTTACCGACATTAAAAAATTCAAAGTCCATAGAAATCTATAAGAGGTGGTAAAATGAGCTGGCAAAATGAAATGACTATTATGGTTCGCCACCTAGTCAACGACTTAGATTCATCTAGTTATACGTTTACTCACGAGAGAGTTGAAGAGTCTATTTTAGTTTGTGCGCAACTAACCGCGTATGAAATAGACTTTGAGAAAACATACACAATAGACGTTGATTCTTCTAGCCTTACTCCTGACCCTACCGCAGGAGATAAAGATGAGAGCTTTATAACATTAGTTTGTTTAAAGACAGCGCATATGCTTCTTTCTAGCGAACTTAAAACTCACTCACTAAATGCTATATCTCTTAGAGATGGACCATCTGCCCTTGATCTTAGAGGGATTGTTACAGGCTTGAAAATATTGTTTGATGACATAACCAAGCGTTATGAAGAAGCAGTCTTGCAGTATAAATTAAGTGGTGTCGTTGGAGAAGCAGTACTTGGACCTTACTCTCCCGGAAGCGATTTCGTAGCAAGAAACCAATTATCTCATAGGTCTGGGTGGTTCTAAACATGGCAACATATAAGAGCAATGATCTCAAAACAAAACTAGACACTGCGTTTGCTGACAATACAAGCGGTGATATTACAGCAAAGGTAATACGTGATAATCTAAATCACATTGCTGATTCTATTCCCGTAATTGTTGCTAGTGGGTCTAATCCATACTTCATGAATAACGTTGTTCTTCGTGGCAGTGGGCTATCTACAGGTATAACTGTCGGTAGACTGAAGGGTCAGTGGAATAAACAAGATGTTGCTTCTATAGATTTTGTTAGTGGTGCAGATGCTACAAACAAAGATGATGGTCACATACACTTCAAAACTTCTACTGAAAGTTCAAATCCTAAAAAGAGGATGTCTATAAGAAATGACGGCAGAGTTTTCGTTCATGGAAGTGGAACACAATATCCTGCACTCACAGTAGAATCTTTGCATGGCTCAGGGCTAAATATATTACTTCAGGGTTCTTCTGAGGAAATTGCCTATCCTAGCGGTACAAGCTTCCACTTAGGTGAATGGGATTCTGACAATACTACATTCAACCCAAGACTGGTTGTGAATAGTAGAGGTTGGGTTGGATCGAACATAAAATACCCTGAAGACATGTTTCATGTTAGAGGGTCGGGTAGAGGTCTAAGAGTAGACTCATATCAAAACTCTGGATCAGACCTAATGATGTCTAGATTCAAAACATCGGAAGCCTTTGTTAAAGATAACTATTACTTAGGTTTTGGTATTGGCGTGGATACTCCAGCCAGTGGCTTGGGTCGCATGTTCATCGGTGTTGATAATGACCGAGATTACCGTGTAGGGCTAAACGACCATGTGTTTGTCATAGATAGCGGAGGAAGAGCTTCTTTCGGTTCCTCTCATCCTTCTGAAAAGCTAGTTGTCGGCCAAGATTTAGGATCTTTGACATCTGATGGGAATGCCGTTGTTGTTTCCTCTACAACCGGTGATTCGCAACTGTTTGTTGCTTCAGGCGTGAATAGCGCTAATAAAAAGTTCCTAAGAGTAGCATGGCAACCAGAATATGCTAATGCCAAATTTTCTGTAAATACAGGTTATGAGCATAAAAACCAACTTGTTCTCCATAAAGACGGCAATGTTGGAGTTGGCGCTTCTGGCGTTCAGTCTAAATCTTGGACTCCCAAAAGTAATTTCCATGTGACTGCTAGTGGCACATCACCAAGCGTAGCATTTGAAAACGCTATGGATAAAGGCATTGCCATTTACGTTGGGAAAAATACTCTAGGTAGTGGATTACCTGTACATACTGGAACTATCAATGAGATTGGTCAGTGGTCTTCTATAGGTTATGAAGCTACTGGAGAAGTTCTAAAAATAAACAATTCAGGAACTTTAGGCCCTAACCACTTGACCATAACACGACTCGGACAGGTTGGTATAAATACGGCCTCTCCAAGCACAGCTACTAGTATAGGAACCAATAGGCTTCATGTAGATGGTGATAACAGTGCTGTTATTGTCGGTAATTCTGCTGGTGGAACTAATTCAGCTCTTAGACTTGTAGGTTCTAGAAGCACCAACAATACCGCTTATGTACAAGCTGGAACTAGTGCCGCAGACACAAATGCAAAACTTGCTATATCTAGATTTGATACCGACTCTACGAATGTAAGTGAAGTAAGTATATACTCTGATAAAACTACAATGCACGGCAATCTTGCTCTTAATGATAAGTGGTTGAGCAATGACGGTGGTGATGAGGGTATAAAAGTATCTGATGCTGGAAATGTAGCGATAGGAAAAACACCCGGAAGCACATATACTTTTGAGCTTAACTCTGGTAGAGGAGCGCAGCCTACAAGCACATTATGGATAAATACTTCCGATGAAAGAGTCAAAGAAGAAATATCTACACTTGATACTTCAGATGCTCTAAACAAAATATTGCAGTTAAGGCCGGTTAAATTTAAATATATACAAGAATTCTGTGATTCTACTAAGTCAGATCATGAAGAGTTTCATTTTAACTTTTTAGCTCAAGAAGTTGAAAGCATTTTCCCATGCTGCGTAATAGAAACAGACAGTGATATTGTAAATAAAGAAACGGGAGAAGTCGTTGTATCAAACGTAAAAGGATTGGATGCTCACGCAATAAACATACATTTAGTAGCTGCTGTCAAGGAACTCAAGTCACAACTTGACATAGCTTTAACAAGAATTTCCGTATTAGAATCTTCATAAGGAGATAACAAATGGCTGATGTAGCTAAAAACGTAAAGCATACCGGTTCATTAGAAACTACCGAAAGAAACGGTAGTATTGTTGTTGGCGCTCCAAAAGCGGCAAAAGCTGATGCACTTGGTACTAATTATATTTGTGCTGCTGGTGATAACTCAGCAGCAATGTTTACTAGCAAAGGCCCTATGGCTGGTGTAAATAATGCAAATGAGGTTTCTACTCTAGAGACAAAGTTCACAAATAGATTTGATGACCCTAGATACTATACAGGCGACTCTGCATAAGGTAATTATAGATGGCTAATCCTGTCACAAAAATAATATCTGGAAACAATGTAAAACATGGCACCATAGTAACTCATGTTACTAAAAAAGGTGAAACAAAGACATCATCTCCAGTTGTAGATACGCTTATATCTTCTGCATACAAAGGCAGAGATCTAGATGATAAATTTGACAATCCAAGAATGTTCACTGGAGATTCAGATGGATTACAAACTACTACTACTTATACCATAGCTGCTGGTGCAGACGATGGTAGAGCAACTAGGTCTACTAGTGCTAGTACTGTTTCAACGTACAATGCAGGATTCAGGCATACTAGCAGTAAAGAATACGTTGGTGTGCAGGATGACGAGGGCACTAATGATTACTACGCAGCATACTTTAGATTCAATAATATCGTTGCAGAGCAAGGAGCTACTGTTCAGAGTGCGTACTTTAAGATAAATAAGAGAG